TACTGTTTCTGTCGTGGCATCCTAAAGGATGGATTTTACAATCTCACATTCCCACGTTTTAATAGCGCCCCCTGTCATAGCGCCTGTACAAGTAGCAGTTTCTGTGGGTTTCGGGTTCTGCCATCCCCATTCTTTTCCAGCCCACTCTCTGGTTTTTCATCCCTCTACTATAGTAACAAACAGAAGATAACTATATGATTATAAAGGGAATGCTATATAAGCATTAACTAATATACTCTATTTAGACTGTTTAGACTTCTCCTTGTTTTGTTGGATGATACGCCCTGCATTATACCACCCCTTTCGGTATGCCTTCTTCTTGTCTTCATTCTGACCGTACATCTGTGCCAGTTTCTCCTCGTCAGGCTTCTTCATCGGACTCTGTGAAAACGTCGGGTCGAAGTTGTTCCGGTGTCACCTGATGATCCACCAATCGAGCCATCATACGAACTCGGTTAGCGGGTACTCGAAGTCGAGACCATTGATGAACCGCAGAACGGCTGATTTGGAACTTTCTGGCGGTCTCGGAATACCCACCGAGCAGTCTTATGGCCATCTGGATGGCTTCTCGGGGGTCTGGATTTGGTGGCTCTCCATTGCTAGGATCATCTTTTACCAATTCAAACTCAAGCATTCCAAACCATCTATCATCATATGACCAAACTGCTTGATGCCTTCCAAATTCATGGCCGACAATCATGGCATATTTATTGTCAACACGGTAGGGGTTATCAAGATGCTTGTGCTTGTCACTCCCAACATTGTGTAATAATGCTCGAACTAAATGCTCTGCGTTATCTAGCCTGATCTTGATATGGTTAATGACCTTGATTTTATTACCATCGTAGTCCTTAGATGGTAACCCATAGTGCATATCACAAATTTTGTCACCGATATCATACATAGTTGGTCACCCTGTCCCAGATTCTGGGGTGCTGAGATGGTCGTAATTACTGTTACAGCGTAGGCTACCAGATAATGATCTGGTCATTTTCTTCCCGCCGAAACCGTTTTTGGTTCGACTGGTCTTCTTGGTCTTGGGCGATTTGGCCCTAGTTGCGCCAATACTGCCAATGCTTCTCATGTTACTCTCCCTAATTAGTGGTGGTGGACTGGTTGAGCAGTAGTGAGCCTCCGCTCACTCTAGGTTGTAATCAAAACCTCCAGACAACCAATCCGAGTGGCAGGAGTGGCGGGATTCGCTTGTTACCCGCAAAAGAGGCTTGGTCGCCAACGGTGGCTGTTTATCCTCTTGACTACGCACCCACTCTGCGAAGAGTGGTGAGACACCATTAATGCCCCGGCGCTACCCGTGTGCGTCTGCTTTATCCCCCGAAGGTCTCGGAATTATTCAGCCACACTCCCTAAGAAAATGCCTTTCCTTAGTTGCCACTTGCAAGTATACCCGCATGGGCACCCCTGTCAAATATGATATAATTATGGTTCGAATAATAATAATAAGGAATGCTTATGAAGGTAACTAGAGAGAGAATATTACATTTTGAGAAGATGGCGCGGAATGTGTACCGCAGGGCTGTGATCGAAAAAAAGAAAACTGGCACATTCGACAAGGAGTACGCCCTCAACAGGACTTTGAACATAATAGACCGCATGAACAAATTAGCCGTGGCGGATTCTGTGAAGCGGGAATCAAAAGCCCATTGTTGGAAGGTCTATCTGGACTTACAGGCCATGTCTCACGACAATTCCATAAGAGATGAAAGACAGGTTGCATTCAAAGATGTATTGCTGTATATTGACGACATCTGGAAACTCCCCAAGCAGTCGGGGTTGAAATCAGCAAATGCACGTTCCGGTGGGCTTGGGTACAGGTCTGTGAACTGGAACTACATTTGGACTGACAAGAAGGGTTCAGTTTGGGGCGACCAGTATTGGAAACCAACCAGCGGTAAACGAAATGCGCGTGGACAACTTCTCGATCTTGCAGACTCCGACTACTGGGTCTTCCGCGATGCTCGTAGAGAAAGCGGAAGAGATAGTTGAATTCATCAGGAGCGAACTTGAGGCTCTGGACAATTACATTGGCATTGTTCCACAGACCTATGCCGGATTCCAAGATATGGCAATGGGAATCAGGAGTTGCATAGATGAATTAGAAGATGGGGAAGACATTCTGCGTGGCATCGGTACAATACTAGAGCATAGGGAGCAAATTAATGAGTGAAGTATTGCCCGATTGGGCATTAAAAAAACCAATTGCCGGAAGCGACGTAGGTGGACATCCGTTGACTCCAGATATTCTCGCGCCGTACTTGAGAATAGAGAGTGAGCATTCCATCCGCTCCGCCAATGAGTTTACAGATCAGGTATTAAGTTATTATCTGGGCGAAGAGAAAACCGGCTACAGGTTACCGTGGCCTACTCTGGATGAAACATTCCGGTTACGCTCCGGTGAAAGCACCCTCTTAGGAGGTATCAATTCATCGGGCAAATCTTTAGCGTTGGGTCAAATTGCGCTCCAGTGTCTGGCCCAAGGGGCGAAAGTGCTTTCGGTTTCGTTAGAAATGTCGCCACGCAGCCAATTAGTGAGATTGAATCGAATGGCCTCTACTGAATTGCGGCCTACCACTGATTTCTGCTTGGGGTTTGCCCTGTGGTGCATGGATAAACTGTACTTCTTTGACAAGGAAGGCACGATGAACATGGATACTCTGGAAGCGGGTATCCGGTACTCCATCCACAATTTTGACGTAGACCTTATCCTTGTGGACTCCCTGATGACCATTTCCGGCATCCGGCACGATGACTACACTGCCCAAAAGGAAGTGGTGTGTCGCTTGGCAGATTTAGCGAGGGATTTGGAATGCCACATTATTCTGGTAGCCCACGCTAGGAAATCCCTCAGTATGAGTGATCAACTGGATCGCTTTTCAATCAGGGGTGCGGGGGAACTGACAGACAGACCAGATAACGTGTTATTATTACAGCGGTACTACTCGAAGGATGACGATGACCCTGATGTCGCGTTTTCTATTTCCAAGGCACGGCATTGGGATATGGCTGAATGCCAGATAGACCTGTGGATGGATATGGCAAGCATGAACCTTTTAATGCACGACCAGAAGCCAAAGAAAATAGATTTTGATGCTGGCTGTGGCGACGAGGAATTAGATGGATAGGGTGGATGAGATCGTGGTAGAATTATTAGCCAAAGAAAGAACTATGGAAGAGATCTACAAGGAATTCCGTATTTCTCGCTATACACTGAATGCTATTAATACTGGTAAGAAATTTCCAATGGAAGGGTTCCAATATCCCATCAGGAAACCAAATGCCCACCCTATTGACCCTGATTCAAAGTCCCAGAAGCGAAAGAGCAGAGTAATAGAGGAAAATGGGGAACCGGCGCAAACATACACCTTACACCGCCCTAATTGAGGAGAGCAATGAAAACTTTGATTGTATTATTAGTGGTTGCTGTGCTAACGGGATGTTCTTATTCCACAAGATTCCATGTTGGTAACTATGGGGTGTCTCACACAGCATCTGTAACCACCCACGAATTCGAATAAGTTTACTGTGGACAAGAACTGGAAACGGTTTGAGCGCAGGGTAGCCCAGAAGACAGGTGGTTGGCGTGTGCCTGTGGCGGATAGGGAATCCCCCTTGGATGTGGGCCATCCGTATTTAGGCATCGAGTGCAAGTACAGGCAAAAATTCCCTGCTATAATACGTGATGGTTACGCACAGGCAGTGGCAGGTTCAGACGGTTTGATCCCCCTGCTTGCGTTGGGGGAATATAGGAATTCCCTAATATTAGGAGTTGTTAATATAGACGACTTGGTTAAACTACTTTCACATTTATGCGAGGTGAACAATGAATCACATATGGGAATTGCAGAACAGACTGATTGACGAGTTCTTCTCCCCGGTAAAGCATTCCCAAATGGTGTTACCGGACAGGTCTGCCACTAAGGAAAACCCGGCGAAGATTACGCGCCGGGAAGTGGTGACCAAAGAGTACAATGCATGGTATGATCCTGATGGTTCGTACCATGAGGTACTGATAGAAGATAACGGGGATTTACCCACCCGCCCCGAAATCACTGACTAACTCCCTGTGGTGGGAACGATTGTGTGGCCCCGTGCAATCGACTTGACCAACAATCAACGGGGCATCACTACAGGAGACACATTATGTACCGCAAGAAGAATGCTGCCGAGAAGGCGAAGGATGTAGCGAATGTCGCTGCTACCACAGCAGAGGAGCATAAGGCCGTGGCGGCACTTATGTCAGAAGCCGCAGATTATGGCCCCGCAGGATTTTCCAGACTGGGTGGCTCATATTTTGTTAAACTAGAAGATACTCATAACGCCGCTTGCATGGCAAACCGACGGGTAGAAGAAACCCATGTTGGTGATGGCGAAGGTATGAAGGGTAAGTGGGAACACACTACCTACAGCGGTGTCTACGAAAAGTAATGAACGACTATCAGTCATTCATTCATAAGTCGCGTTATGCGCGGTATCTC